AAAAAATTTAACTAAGTAAAAAAACAAAGGAGGAGAACGTGCCTAAAAATTCGAGGATAGTCAGCAAGCTGGTTCATGGCAAGCTGTTAATTTCATATCAGAAACTTGTGGACGCAGGTGAGATGATTGCAGAGCTGACACAGAGCCAGTCCATCACAATGAAAAATGATATTCACCTCGCAGCCATCCTGAGGGACATCAGGGATGAGGCCAACGGGCTGCTGGACGTGGTGAGTGGTCAGGCCATTGTGGTGCAGGAAAGAGAGACAGCATAACTGAAAAAAGAGAACCATGACAGCAAAGGAGATTAAGATAAGCCTGCTGGAGTCCAATAACGGACAGGTGGAAGGATTGCCCAAGAATCCCAGAAGTATATCGGCGGAGGATTTTGACAAGCTGGTGAAGTCCATCAAGGATGACCCAGAGATGATGCAGCTCAGGGAATGTATCGTGTTCCCGCATGGTGGCAAGTTCGTGGTGCTCGGTGGTAACCAGCGCCTCGAAGCTTGTCGTGTGTTAGGGTATTCGGTCATCCCTTGCAAGGTGTTGCCCAAGACCACGCCGATAGAAAAGTTGAAAGCCATAGCGATAAAGGACAACGGACATTTCGGTGAGTGGGACACGGAGATACTGGCAGACTTCTGGGCGGATATGCCTTTTGAGGATTGGGGGATTCCCTTCAGTATGCCGGAGGGCATTGGTGACGTACCAGAGACAGCCATCATTGAACCGTACAGGAAAGCTCACGTGTTAATCAGTTTCCCGCCTGAGCGGATGATGGAGATACAGGATTTTATTGCAAGCATCAGGAACTATCCAGACGTTGAGATTGAGCAGAGCGCAAACTAAATAGCATGGCAGTAAAGAAAACGAACAACGACAGCGACAGGATTGAGGGAAAAATCAGGTTGAGGATTGAGAGCCTGCCCAAGAAAAAAGAGATACGGGTGCTGGATTGCTTTTCTGGAGAAGGGTTGTTGTGGAAGGAAGTAGCCAAGAGAGTACCAGAGAAGACCATCAGAACGCTGGGCATTGACAAGAACAGGTACAACAAAATAAATCTGAAGGGTGACAATATTAAATTCCTGCTGAGTCTCCCGTTAGAGACATACGACATCATTGACCTCGATGCGTGGGGGTCTCCTATCAGCCAGCTTGAAATTCTAAAGAGAAAAGGGTACAAGGGTATCGTGCATCTGACGTTCATACAGACTATGAATGGAGGCTTGCAGCAGAAGATGCTGTTTGCGTTAGGATATACGAAGCCGATGATTCAGAAAATCCCGAGCCTGTTCAATACTAACGGATACGAAAAGCTGCTGGCCTATCTGTCTGTGATGTATGACGTAAAACAGGTGAGATACACAGGCAAAGACCGCAAACATTATTTGTGGTTCGAGATGAAATAAATCGTAACTTAGTGAGAGTCAACAAGTTAACAAACAAACCTAAAATTTCGCACAATGAATGAGACAGGAATTATCTGGACAGAGAGAACGTGGAACGCAGTGAGCGGTTGTAAGAAAATCACAGCCGGTTGTAAATTCTGCTACGCACATACGCTCGCAGAGCAACGCAGGGGAACACCAGCCTTCCCGAATGGATTTGACCTCACGTACAGACCGCACAAGCTGAAAGAGCCATTGAAATTGAAAGAGCCGTCCATCATCTTTGTAAATTCTATGAGCGATATGTTCTGGGATGAGATTTCAGATGAGTATCGTGACAAGATGGTGGACATCATGGAGCAGACACCACAGCATGAGTATCAGGTATTGACAAAAAGGCCAGACATCATGCAAAGGTATTCCGAGCGCAGAGCCTTGCCAGTTAATTTCTGGGCAGGAACGACCATTGAAAGTGAAAGGGTAAAGGCTGACAGGCTTGAAGCATTGAAAGCAACCAGAGCCAGCCTGAAGTTCATCAGTGCTGAACCACTGTTAACACCCTTGAACCTCACAGCAGAAGACCTCGCCGGAGTAGATTGGATAATCACAGGCGGAGAGAGTGGAGGCCATTTGTGGAAAGATGACGTGGCAGAACACAGAGCACTTGTCAGGTATGACAGGCAGCTCAAGAAATGGATGCCCAGAGAAGACAGGATGCAATGGATTAGAGACATCAGAGATATTTGCGAAAAGACCGGAGTGAAATTCTTCCATAAGCAATGGGGTGGACATTATCCAGAAGCAGCCGGTCGTTTGTTAGATGGCAGGTTCTATTCAGAGATGCCAAGATACCCACAAGGAAAGAACGAACTGAGCAATGAGTATCTGAAGCAGATTGAAGGAAAGACCGAAGGAGATAGAGACAAGACGCTGGTGAAAAGTCTATAAATTTGCAAAAACAGTTTTTTACAAAGTTTGACTTATGCCGAGAAGAAAAGTTGAGGGAGAAGGAAAGGCCATGAAAGCACTGACCAAGCAGCTCAGTCACAGGAAGGAAAAGCTGCTGGAAGCCTGTGAAAAAAACATGGGGTTAATCAGTTATGCCTGTGCAGCTGCCGGACTGAGCCGGCAAACCTTTTATGATTACTATCGGATAGACCCAGAGTTTAAGAGAAGGTATGATGAACTGGAGGTAAGGAATACAGACATGGTGGAGCTGGCATTGATGAAAAAAATCCAGCAGGGAGATACACAGGCCATCCTGTTCTATCTGAAAACGAAGGGACGCAAGAGAGGGTTCATGGATAAGGAGAGCGAAGACAATCGCAGTGTGGTACAGATAATCATAAAGGAGGAGTAATGCATGAGGTAAAGGTGACCATCAGGAAGCCGCATGAGGGGCAGCGGTTCATTCTTGACAACAAGAAGCGATTCAATGTGGTTGCCTGTGGCAGAAGGTTCGGGAAGACTGAACTGGCAAAGAGGTTACTGTTGAAGGAAGACGGCGGCGGGAATGGTGCGTTATACGGCTATCCCGTTGCCTACTTCACGCCTACTTACAAAATGCTATCCGAAGTATTCAGGGAGCTGGCAGATGTGTGCTATGGGGCTATAATTAGGAAAGACACATCAGAGAACCGGCTGGAGTTCTACGGAGGAGGCTGGATTGATATGTGGAGCATGGAGAATTTTGACAGTGTGCGAGGCAGGGCATACAAGAGGGCTGTGATAGATGAGGCAGCAATCAACAAGAGTGACAAGTTAAAGAACGCATGGGAGGAAGCTATCAGGGCAACGCTCACAGACTACAAAGGAGATGCCTTTTTCCTCAGTACGCCGAAAGGCAAGAAGCACTATTTCCACAGTCTGTTTCAGAAAGCAGATACAGACAGCAAGTGGTCGAGCTTTAAAATGCCGACACTGGCAAACCCAGAGATTGACCCAGAGGAGGTGCAGGACGCAAAGGAGCTGCTGCCGCCTATCGTCTTCGCTCAGGAGTACGAGGCAGAGTTCACCGACAGGGTGAGTGACAATCTTTATATCTTCTCATTCAATAAGCACAAGCACGTACCGCATGAGCCGGACGTGTACAACAGTGCTCACCCGCTTGTGGTGAGTATTGACTTCAACGTGAATCCAATGTGTGCGATACTTTGCCAGCATGATATTCATTTCAGGTGGGTAAAAATCATTGGGGAATACAGACTAAGCAATTCAGACATTTACGATTTATGTGCAAGGCTGCGCTCGCAGTACGATACCAGAAAGTTAATCATCACAGGAGACAGCTCAGGATGGAACAGGAGTGCCAGTGCCAGAGGTCACAAGTCGAGCTTTGAAATTATCAGGCAGGAGCTTAACCTATCCATGAGCCAAGTGAAAGTACCAGCAGGCAAGCCAGCCAATTTTGTGCAGGAGAAAAGGGCTGTGGCAAATGCGCTGTTCAGCAGGCATCCAGACTTCCAGCTTTCTAACTGTCCGTTCCTGATTGAAGACATTGAAAACGTGGAGGCGGATGAGGCTGGGAAGATGGATAAAGAATCCGCCGGAGAACGGAGTCATTTGCTCGATTGCCTGTGCGATTACCTGTACTACATGGTGAGACCGGCTTTAAAGCTCCCCATAATGGCATACAGGGGGCAAAAACCGGATTTAAGGGGTTCAGTAATCCTATCCCCTTAAAAGAAGGGTGAGGGGGCTTAAAAGGGCTAAAAAAGGCCAAAAACGGGTTTATTCAGTTCAGGCCATCAAAAACAACCTAAACAACAGGGCAAAATATGTGGAAAATCACGGAAAAAACGGAAGACCGGCTGGTGTACCAGAACGGCAACACAGGGGAGCAGTGCAACCTTTCCAGAGTTTACAAGCATGATGAGCTGGGTATCTTTTATGCCTTCGATAATTTGTTGCAGATGCCGTACCAGCGGAAGTACATCTTTGACATGGCACAGCAGTATGAGAGAATAGGCATGGAGAAGAAAGAGCTGGCTGATAAGATGGAGCAGATTCAGCAGTTGTGCAG